TAATTTGATAACCTCTAATTTCTACCATAGTAATTTTTTTTCAAATATACAAATTTTTGAACACTTGACAAATAGTTTTCATTATTGTTATGGCAAATGATTTACCTATTTATAAAATCACTATTGACGAGGAATATTCTGAGGGCAACGCTTTAGGAATAGAGCAAGTAGCATTCACTGCTAAGCCTGCGATTATGGTTAAGGGTATGGCATTTTCTAGTAGTCAAGCGTTTGAGTTTAAGGATGAGCCTAAGATGAGAATCGTTGCACCCGCCATGATTCCTATGGACATCTACAGAAATGACGATGGCGAGGAGTACTACGTGCAATTCACAGAAGCGGAGATTGAAAATATCTTTAGCGACTTTATGCAGAACCTAAACAATAAAGACCTTTTTAACTTAGAGCATGACGCTGGGGAAACAGTACCCGCTTACATTCTTGAAGCATGGCTAGTTGAAAATCCAAAAGTAGATAAAGCGTATACATCTTATGGTATTGAAGTACCAAAAGGAACGCTTATGCTAACGGCTCAAGTGACTGATTCAAAGTACTACGAGCAACTAGTTAAAAAAGGTCAAGTAGGCTTTAGTATCGAAGGATTCTTAGGTCTTAAATTATCGGAATTAAAAACCAAATATAGTATGAAGTTACCCGATGGAGAACATCTAATCGAAGGCAAAATCTACATTGTAACAGATGGCGAGATTGTTGAAGTGAAAGATGCGCCTGTTGAGGAAGCAATGGCAACCGACACCGTAATTGAGGAAGAAGTTGTAATGGCAACCGACACAGAAGAAGAGGTAGTAACCGAAGAAGAAGTTGTAGAAGAAGAAGTGGCAATGGCAGTTGATGCTACCGCAGACGCTGAAGCAGTTTTGGCTATCGTTACACCAATCTTAGACGAGCGAATCAACGAAGTGTTGCAGTTGATAGCAGAATTAAAAAACATGATGCCTGTTGCAGAAGAGGTAGAAGTTGAGGAAGAAATTGCAATGCGCAAATTATCAGTAAATGAGCGTTTCACAGCGTTCAGAGAAACATTTAAAAAATAACAAAAATGGAAAGAAATTTAAAATTTAACTTGGACATTGAAACAAATGCTTTGTTGTGTCCTAACCCTAACGAGTTTTACTCTCGTGCTTACCTTACTGAGGACTTAGTAGATAACTATCGTACTTTGCCTGGTATCAAATCAGAAACGAAATTAGCAAACGTTACTTTCGGAAACATCTTACAAGCATCTACTTGTAACTTTTCTGCACCTACTGACAACCTAGATGCAATTGATATTACAGTTTGTCCTTTGTCTGCAATGGCTCAACTTTGCCAATTCGACTTAGAGCAATCATTCTTGTCTTTACAAATGGCTCAAGGTTCAAACGGAGACTTTACAGTTGCTTCATTCATGAACTACTACTGGAACGAAATGAGTATGCAAATCCAAGAAGATTTAGAGTTGATTCGTTGGCAAGGAGATACTACAAGTGCAGACGATACTTTAGCTTTGTGTGATGGTTACATCAAAAAGTTATTAGCTGACGCTGGAGTTGTAGATGTTGCAAATGTTGCTATTACTGCTTCAAACGTTATCGCTCAATTAACTGCTATCTTGAATGCTGCACCTGCATCAATCAAACGCAAAAAAGCAGACTTACGTTTCTACGTTTCTTCTAACATTGCTACTGCTTATGAATTAGCTGCTGCAACGGGTAACACTCAGACATACGTTACACTTCCTTTAGCTTTGACTTTCTTAGGTATTAAGATGGTAGTTGCTGAAGGTATGCCTAACGATACTGCGGTCTTGACTTTGAAAAACAACCTTATCTACGCATTCGATGCAGAGGGAGATTCAAGAGCATTGAAAGCGGTTAACTTGAATGATTCAGTTGCTGAGCCGTACTTACGTACACGTGCTAACTTGAAAGTAGGTTTTGCTTACACGAACCCTACAGAAATCGTTCTTTACTCTTAATAAGAACTAATACTAACTAAGAAGGGTGGTGCAATATACACCGCCCTTTTTTAATATAAAAAAATATGGCTTGTACAACACTAGAAAGCATTGCAAAAGGATGCGATGGAAACTTAGGAGGGATAACAGCATTATACATTAACGACCAAGCAAACATTACTGCAATTACAGAAACGGATGCGACTTGGACTATTGATGCTATTACTGCTTCTGCACCTTACGAAGTATTTGAGTTCCGTAGAAATACAGGAAACTACACAGAAGAAAGCGCGATTGATTTAGTTAACGGTTCGTCTTTCGTTACGGGAACTATTAACTTGATGTTCTCACGTAGAGAAGCGTTAGTATCTCGTGCTATTAAAATCTTAGGAGAAGGTCAAAGAGATTTATCGGTAATTGCAAAAGATGCAAACGGTAAATATTGGTACTTCCCTTATTCACAAGTAAGCGCAACGGGCGAAGGTTCAGGAACAATGAAAGCAGATGGTTCTAAATATTCTGTTACGTTGATTGCTGAAAATCCATACTTAGCAAAAGAAGTTGATGCTGACATTATCGAAGCATTACTTACAGGATTTATAGGATAATAAAACCTACTCGTAAATAAGAAGCCCTCACTTTAGATAGTGGGGGTTTTCTTTTTAAACAACTTTCACTTTTCAATCATTATAGTTATGATTTATATTAACAAGGGAGAAGTAAACACTATTGTATTAACCTTAACGGAAGATACAACCATTTCAAATCCTTACTATTTGTTTGTATTTCAAAACGAGTATAATCTACAATCGGATAAAATCTATTGGATTGGAACAGATACAAGTGCATATAAAAATAGATACAATCTATTCACTTTAGAAGAGGGAGAGGATGCGACATTTGTTAAAGGTCAATTCACCTATTCAGTTTATGAAAGTGCAACACCACCCGAAGATGAAACAGGACTAACTTTAGTAGAAGACGGTCGAATGGTAGTAGCAGGGGAAGATATTAATTCAATTTACGATTAAATGAAATTATTCGGTTTTAACATTGGTAGTAGTAAAGCTATCGAATCAGTAGAAACAAGTGGCTACCAAGCCTTCTCTACACCATTTCTAAAAGTTGGTAGTGGGAATCTATCTTTGCCTTATGTAAACGGTAGACAACAAGTAAACGGACGTATTAGATTTGGAGAGGATGACCTTTATCCGCAAATGATTAACCAACTTTATTATACATCGCCTTTGCATTCGTCTATTGTTGACTTTAAAACTAACGCAACTATCGGTGGTGGTTATGACATCAAGATAAAAGACTTGAGCGCAATTGAAAAGGTAGATGTTTATGCCTTTGAAAAGCGACTATCTCTAAAGAAATCTATAAACAAAATCACAAAAGACGTTATTCTACACAATCGAGTTTATTTTTACTTGAAGTTTAACCAAAGTGGGGAACTTGTAAAGGTAAAACATATCGGAGCGGAGAAAGTAAGACGTGATAAGCTAGGAGAAAACTACTATTTATGTGATGATTGGTACTCTCAGATTAATATTGTACCTATTAAACCATATCACAGAGCGTGTAAAGACTTGGAACAGTTGTACGTTTGGGAAAATCTACAAGTAGGTCAAGATATCTACCCATTACCTAGCTACACAAGTGCGTTTAATTGGGCTTTCTTAGATGGCGAGATGAGTTATTTACAGAAATCTAACATCTTAAATAGTATATTCCCTTCTTTTGCTATGATGTTTCCTAAGAAGCCACAAAGCGAGGAAGAGAAAAGAGCAATTAAGGACACGATGGAACGTGCAAAGGGAGCGCACAATGCTGGTAAAGGTGTTGCATTCTTTGCTAACAATAAAGAAAGTCTACCAACAATAGAAAGCATACCTACAAATAACCTAGATAACGTCTTTCAAGTAACTACTGAGAGCATTGATTCTAAAATTTGTCAAGCACATACAATCGACCCTATCTTGATGGGTATTCGTGTAAGCGGTAAACTAGGAAGCGGTTCAGATATCAAACAAGCGTATATCATTTTTGAGAAAAATACTATCATTCCTTTGCGTGAAACAATAGCAGATATTGTAAACGACTTATTCGAGATTGCTAAAGTTAAAGCACGTGTCGAAATCAATAACTATCAAATCGTTAACGAGACAATCGTAGAAATTGAAGGAGATGCAAGTATGACATCTGACGCATTAAATGCTATGTCTCCATTGGTAGCAAATAAAGTACTTGAATCAATGACAGATAACGAGATTCGTGCGCTTGCTTCGTTACCTCCTGTTGAGGGTGGCGATTTAATTAAGTCTCAAACACCAACTCCTACGATATGATTTACTTCATTACAGAAACATACTTAAAAAGCCAAACACCGATAACGGCTAACGTTGACGTAAACGATGTTACACCGTTTGTGCGTACTCAAACCGAGATGAGAATACAACCGATTCTTGGAACGTATTTTTACAAGGATATACTAGCAAAGTATAACGCTCAAACGTTGAACGCTGACGAAGAGATTCTAGTTAGTTACATTCAGCCCGTAGTGGCTTGGCGAAGTGCAGAAGATGCGGTATTCGGTTTGTCTTACCAACTTAAAAACAAAGGTCTTCAAACTCAGTTTGGAGATAACTCAAATTCGGTATCTATTCAAGAAGTAAACTTCGGACAAGACCACTACGCACAAAAGGCTAGTTTCTACGAAGCGCGTTTATCTAATTATTTACGAGATAATAGAACGTTGTTTCCAGAGTTTATAAGTGAGTTGAATAGAGATAGCGATTTGCGCCCGTTACGAACTTTAGATAGTGGTTATACTGATTCAATAATGTTTTTCTAATGACTAGCTACAAAGGATTATTAAATAAGATTGAAGCGTTTTGTAACGCTCACTTGCAGATTAAGAAGTATGGTGGCGAGTTCAAAGAACAGATGCCTAACTTTAGTACTGAGAATGAAAAATATCCTATTGTTTACATAGTTCCTACAAGTGATATAAGCGACTTAAATACTAATCAATTTACACTTGATATTTATTGCGTTGACATTATACAAAAAGACCGAGCAAATATCAACACGATTATAAGCGATTGTAACTTAATTCTAAACGACCTTTACTTATACTTTCTAGATGGGAATGATTTAACTATTGACGTAATCGGAGCAAGTAACGGAAGCCCTTTAAACAACTTCGACTTAGATTATTCTGCGGGGTGGGTAAAGTCAATTACTTTTGAAGTACAAGCGTATAGTGTTTGTGCTATTCCGATGAATCCAATTAGTCCGAATCCGCCTTTAGTTTGTGATAACGCAGTACAAATAATTACTGATTCAGAAGGAAACGAACTATACAATAATTCTATTCCAAGCGGTGCAACTGAAACACAAGTAATTCAAGACAGTACTTACTTAGTTGAATATGTAAACGGTACACTAATTGAAAGCGGTTCTATACTAGCAGAGGGAAGTGTTACAGTTCAAGTACCTAATCCTGTTACGTGTGATGACGCAACGGTAAGAAATTCAGATAGCACATATTTAGAAACGGTAGCAAGTGGTGGCACATTGGTGCTACCTGACACTACCTATAACTTTATAGTAAACGGAGTTACAACGAGCGTAACAATACCAAGTTTAAAAAACGAAACATTTAATGTAGTATGGCAATAGATATAAACATACCAATCGAAGATGCTGTTACCGATGGCAGTTTAAATCCAGTAACAAGCAACGCAGTATTTGATGCTTTGGCAACTAAAGCAAATAGTGCCGACTTAGGAGAGACTGCTTTTTCAAATAATTACAACGATTTAGATAACCTACCAACGATTCCAAGTGTTACGGGCTTTGTTCCTTATACGGGTGCTACAAACGATGTTGACTTGGGCGTACATGATTTGACTGCTACTCAAGGCACATTTGCAACTAGTGGAAATCCCGACACGTTAACAGTAAACCATTCAAGCGGGAGTGGTAAGGCTTTGACAATTACAAAGGGAGGAAATGGAGAAGGAATATATGTTAATAAAACTAGTGGAAGTGGAAATGCAGTAACTATTATCGGTGATTTAGAAGCTACAAATATAAAAAGAACGGGAGGTACTTCATCACAGTTTTTAAAAGCCAACGGGAGTATAGATTCTACTTCTTATCAACCTACTCTAGTAAGTGGCACAAACATCAAGACTATTAACGGTACTACAATTTTAGGTAGTGGAGATATTACGGTAATTCCTACACATATTGGAGCGACATATACGACGAATGCTATACAAACTTTAACCGCTGCACAATACGCAGCACTTGGTACACCAAA